TTGTAGAGTTGCGGTCCGTCCCATTTAGCCCATAGGCCTCGCTCATTAGGTGGCTCTTCTTCGTCGCCTTCCCATGGCCTATCTGATTCAGGCCAGAGCGTTACCCAGTCTTCGGGTTTGTTTGCAAACTCCAGCACGGCTGGCATTGCTAAATAAGTAAACGGCGACTTACCGTGACTCCAGTGGTCTGGGTTACGAATTTCGCGGTATAGGTCATTGGGGGCTACGCGAGTACCCATGATAAGCAACTTACCATTTTTGCCCAGACGGGTAATTACCATCTTCTGGAGCCAGTTGAGTTGCTTCTGCCACTCGTGTGCATTCTCAGTAGTTACAATATCATCGAGAATGATTAAGTCGGCACGTGCGCCGTAAATCTGTCCTCCAACACCTAGGGCTTGGAGGGTTGGGTCTTTTGCCTCTGAGTCTCTGGAGCCTTGCCCAAGGTATACCGTGTCGACTTTCCAAGTCGCGGCGTCCTCTTTCCATCCTCCGTCAGGACCATATACAGCCTGTAACTTTTCGTAGCGCGGATGGCTAAGTCGTTCTTTGATACCATAGACGAACTCTCTTGCTTTTTCTCGAGTCTTAGAGACTATAATGATTTTGACGTTGGGGTTCGTCGCTATGCGGTAGGTGGCATAGTTGATGGTGACCGTGGTAGACTTGGCGTGCTCAGGGGGTACGTTGACTAGAAGGCGGTTAGGGTCACCCTTGTCATAGGCTATGCTCTCATGAAGCCAGCGGGGCTGCCTACCCTCTAGTACGTCTATCCAGTCTAACTGGTGGGGGAACAATGCGATGTTTAAAAAATTTTTTGAAAATGACTCAAAGTCTATTTTGCGGGCATCGTCTAATTCTGGGCCTCTAGCCTGTGCGCCCTCTGCCAATGCTCGCTCTAAGGATAGGGCAAACTTGGGGGTCTTCATCCAGGCTTTGAGGGTATCTGGTTTCTTGCCCATATCGGAGATGACCTTCATAGGGTCAGCACCTGCTGAGACTAATTCTAATAACTTGGCTTGGTCTTCTAGCCTTTGCTGGACGAGATGATGTTTATCGCCTTTGCTAGCGACCATTTGGTTTCCCCCTTCGGGCTCACTGTCGTTCGCCCTACCCCCTTTGGTAGAGCCTCTCCCTAAGAGAGGCTCTTATTACCCCTCCCCCGCTCGCAAGCCGTAGGCTTGCTCGCTACCCCCTCCCCAAAAAAAACAACCCCTACTATTATTAATCCGTTCAGAAGGCAAAACCGAACAACCAACTATTGCTTTTTTAGAATATTCTCAGGTAGCATAGGAAAAAACCCATTGCCTTGTGGGGGTGTCTACCAAATAACCCCCTGGGATATATGTTGGGACTACCCACTTATCTATGCTTGGCGTACTTAATAACCCTGGGTCAAACGATACGGAGCAAGCGGTGGTACGACTATCTCCTGTGCACTTTGTTGCAGGCAGGCAGGCCATTCCTGTAGCCAGTGTGGTCGAGGTTTGTCCCAGCCCAATGCTATATGAGAGGACATTAATTAAGTAACCCTCCGTTCGAAAACGGCTTGTGCCGTTCGGGGTACGCCCTGTTCAGCCCAGTGCGTTAATTCGCCTTCGGCGGTCTCCGACGGCACGCTAGCGCGTGGGCTCGCAAGCCAGTCTATCAAGCCAGTCAAATCGACACACGGGATAATGCCACGCAAGACGCGGAATCCCCGCGTCAAGCGTGTCAAAACAGCGTCGCACGCGACGCCATCTCGAGTGTCGATTATGACAGGCTTGATGCTTATAGAGAGTTTTTAAAGCAAAAGGCTTTAGAAACATATACAATAGGAGATAACATGACTGCGGTCAATATCACAACAAATAACAAAACAATCATTACTCTAGATAATGTGTTCCTAGATAATGTGACAACATCTGAAGGTTCCAACGGTACCTTTGCCAAAGGTAAAGTGGTGCAAATGACAGGTACAAATGAGCGTCAATGGACTGTGCTTTTCAGTTGCTGGGAATGCATAGACCAAGTTGTTGCTATGGGCAACAATCCTAGAGAGAGATACAAAGTTAATGGTTATCTCCGCAATCAAAAATCCAAAACTGACGATAAATGGTATACAAACTTCGTCATCACATCTGTAAATTAGTACCTTGAGTGAGCAGGGCTGGGTGCGCTCAGTCCTGCTTACTCTTTTTTTGATAGGCTTCCCTCAATACTTTGGGAAGTATCGCGTTCTAAACTATGAAAGGAAATATCATGATGTTCTACAACGGGTTCAATCTACTCATCGATATGGTCATCGTGTCACTCGCTGCCATCTACTTCAGAAAAATGGGTAGAGATGACTACACCTATGATGTTGAAAAAGAACTCTCATTTCATTATAATGAAGGTTGGGAAGCAGGTTATGAAACTGCTATCTACGACAAAGAAAGAAAGACAGTGTTCGGCCCATTACAAAAAGAAAGGATATAAGTATGTCTATGCGTGGCATACCAACATCTGCTTGTCCCCTGTGTGGTGACAAGTGGTTGTTAATCCCAGTACAGTTCGATGATGATACATATGAAGTTAGTGCGTGGGGCACTGACGCCGTATGTTACTCTTGCGGTATTGCAATTACCGCACCAACACCATTAGACCATCCAAACTATGAGGAGAATTGGATATGAAACATAACTTCAGTCAAATGTGGGTAAGCAACAATGGTACTCACAACATTATGTGTAGTTGCTTTGAAATCTTTACACATAAAAGAGTTGGTACTACAGTACGCATGTACACAGAACACCTAGTAAAGGAAGTACAACATGCTTAATACAATGGAACCAATAGATAACGCTTCACAAAATGATTACATTAATATAGTTAATCTTTTCAATGATTTGGTTGAATCATACAATCATCAAGAAAAAATAATAGAAAAGAAAGATGAAACCATATCAGATATTTCCAATACATATCGAAGTAGACTAGAAAGTGAACAAGAAATAGTCAGAAATATGCATGCAATAATAAAAGAAATGCGAAATGAGTTATCAAGTCAATTCAGAAAAAAGAATATCCATACCATCAATTGGTTCAATGAAATACTAAAAAAGTATCATAGTCTTGGTGGTTACATCGACCCAATCAAAGCAAATGAAATGTATTCCGCTAAGGCTGTCATTACATTTGATGGTAACTATCGGCATCCTGACCGCAGCATAAATAGTATCAAGGCTGCAATCGTAGATGCTATTGAAGGTGGCAGAAGTTTTTCAGATGTAGTAAGCATCCAACAAATATTAATTGAGGATGTTTATGATGTCGAAGAATTATCAGATAGTAAAGAAGGATAACAATGACAGAACCAGAAATAGAAATCAGTTATTGCGATTGGTGTTCAAATGAATTTGACCCAGTTGCTGCTGAAGAAATGGGTAATGTATCTTCAGATTCATTATGTTGCAATTGCCAAGACTATGCTACATTTTGCAATGATTGCAATACTATAACGCATTATGATGATATCAATTCAATTTCATCTGGTGAAAGTGTCTGCGAACAATGTATCAGTAGACATTATAATTGGTGTCAAGGTTGTGAGGAATACTATCATAATAATAACGCATGTGAACAACATTACTATGGTAATGACATAACTATTCACGACTACAGTTACCAACCAAGTCCTAAATGGTTTGTTAGAGAAATAGAAACCAATAGGATAGTCGTCACTAATAGACAAAATCTTATAACTGAAACTCCCTTTATGGGTTTTGAGTTAGAAATAGAATGTCCTGATGGTGACAGATATCAAGTCGCAGAGAAACTAATGAATCAACATAAAGACTGGTTGTATTGTAAACATGATGGTTCACTTGAGGATGGCTTTGAAATAGTAAGTCATCCTCATACTTTAGCCGCCTTCAACCTACGCAGTTGGAGTTGGATACAAGACCTCGTAAATGATGGTGCTAACTCTTGGGACTCAGATACTTGTGGTTTGCATGTACATATCAACAAGTCTGCGTTCAAGAACAATGGCCACATTTGGAGGTTCACTAACTTGGTTCTATACAATCGGAATCAAGCCGCTCGTTTGGCTGGTCGCAATAGTCATCAATGGGCATCATTCCACAAGGAATACAAAAAGGTTGGTAAGATACTCAAAGGTGATGAAAGTCCTGATAGATACACCGCTGTAAATCTTACTAACTATCGCACTATCGAAGTACGCATGTTCCGTGGTTCCTTACATGAACCAAGAGTACGGGCTGCATTGGAGTTCGTGAACGCCAACTTCGAATATACTAAAAATATAAATTCGCATGATGTACTTAAGAATGACGCCATGAGTTGGTGGACATTCACCAAGTGGGTTCAAGAAAATGAATCCACATATCCACACCTAACAAAATATCTAAACAAAATAAAAGAAAGGTCAAACCGTGTGTCTACTATGCTTTAGTCCTGCGGGCACAATGCCTCGTCGAGAGGACATTGAAATGGCTTGCGCCAACAATCCAGATGGCTTTGGTTTTGCCATTCGTATTAACGACGGTATCATTACTAGTCGTGGACTCAATGCCAAAAAAGTAATCGACAAGTTCTTCGCTATTAGAAAAGCACATCCTGATAGCGACGCTATGTTCCACGCTAGAATAACAACGCATGGCACAGTTACTAATGAGAACTGTCACCCATTCCGAGTAGCAGGCGACCCTCGCTTGGTGCTCGGTCATAACGGAATACTACCTATGCAAGTACCGATAGATAGTAATCGTTCCGACACTCGTATCTTCGCAAATGATATTCTACCTGCGATGGGTATCGAGATTCTAGATAGTTATGCTGACCGAACCTCGCTAGAGGACTGGCTTGGTAGTAACAAGTTAGTAATTATGTCTACGCATCCAGCGTTGAAAGATAATTACTATATTCTCAATGAACATCATGGAGTTTATGATGGTGGTGTATGGTACTCCAACTGTTCATATCGTCCTTACATTTACAAACCAATATACAATTACAGTAACAAATATATACTTGATTCGTCCAAGTATATAAATGATACTACATCATGGGGAAATCATTGGGATGATACAGGCTGTCAAACATGTGGTAATATACTAAACGAGCGTGACTTCTATGAAGGTTACTGCTTGGTATGTGAAACTTGCTTAGACTGCATGTCAACATTCGATGAGTGTTTATGCTACAGTATGTCTAAATCAGAGAGGGCATATGAAACTAGTAAACATTGGTAATGTAACTGTAAATACTAGACTCAATGATACTATTGAGTTTAGAGATGCGCTGTGTAAATACACAGACCCAGAGATATTCTTTCCTGCAACAAGAAATAATAACCAGGATGAATGTCTCAATGAAAATAATAAAACTGCCATAGAAATATGTAAATCATGTAATCACGAAATAGATTGTGCTGCGTATGCTATCATAAGACCAAATTTATATGGTATATGGGGCGGTCTAACTAACACAGACAGACAAAGGATAAGAAAAAAGTATGGCATCACAGGACTTACAGATACTTCTCTTAGTGACAATGATATCAATAGCAATTAACATCTGGCTCTATCGAGTCAATGTGAAACTAACGCATGACAAAAAGATTTTACATGCGTTAAATGCTCGTCATCAAGAGTATCAAGAAGGTTGGTTCAGGTAAAACCAAAGAGGAGACTAGTGGACATAAAATCCACTAGTTTCCTCTTTTTTTAGTACAAATCTTTTACTCTTTGAGAACTATCGCGTGTGGTATACTCTCGTCTACAAATTGCGACACGCCCTGTGTGTTTGTGTTGACAAAAGAAAAACCCCTGTATTATAATTTCCTATGTGGAAGGGATTAAGGATGATTAGTATTAACGGGTACGAGTTACCCGCTCACGTATCATACAGTTCAATGACGACGTTCTTAGACTGTGGTCACTTATACTTTCTGACCCGTGTGGTGGGGCTTGAAGAGCCCCCTGCTTGGTGGTTTATTGGTGGCAGTGCCGTACACGAAGCGACGGAGGAATATGACAAACAATCTGTTTGAGAAATATTTCACTAAGTATTCAGAGGGAAAGTCTCCCGATGAAATCCGTGCTGGTGGTAGGTCTACCAAGGAGTATCCTAATAAAGAGGATGCTAGTTGGTGGTTAAAGCACGGACCAGAGATGGTAGACAGGTGGATAGACTGGCGTTCTAATTCGGGGTGGAGTATCTGGCGAGCACCAGATGGTACACCAGCAATTGAGTTAGGACTTATGGTAGACATGGCTGATGTCCCAGTAAAGATGGGCATCGACCGCGTTATGGTTACTCCCGAAGGTGAGATAGTGGTACTGGACATAAAGTCTGGGGCAAGAACACCACAGTCTGACTTACAACTGGCGTTTTATGCAGCAGGATTGGACATAGCCTATGGCATTAGGCCTAAGTTCGGTACCTATTGGATGGCACGCACTGGCATAACTAGTAGTCTCATTGACCTTGATTTAATGCCAACACATAAAATAGTAGACATGGTTAAAATATTTGATGCGACACGCCGAGCAGGTTTGTTTACACCTAACTTTAAACATTGTACATTATGTGCATTCACGCAAATATGCGAATGGAGGAAACCGTGACAGAAGCAAACTTCTCGTTCACAACAAAGATAGGCAGTGACTTGTTCACTGTACGTGGTGCCACTATAGATGAGTTCAAAGAGAACTTAGTTTCTAGTGTAGTAACAGAAATAGTTGACCACATCAAGGGACTACAAGAGTCCGTTGGCGGTACAGTCAGCATGCAATCAGCAGTAGATACGGCTTCTAAATATTTAGGAGCAGTGGCTACGGGAAAAGCACAACCATCTCCAGCACCAACAGTCAATTCAAAATCGGGGGGCCCAGTATGCAAACATGGCCCGATGACTGGCAGGAGTGGTAGTGGGGCAAAGGGACCTTGGAAAGCATGGATGTGTCCATCTCCAAAGGGAACTGCAGACCAATGCGAACCGCAGTGGGTACGCCGTGACACACCTGATTGGGCACTCATAAGTTGAGACGACTAGACCGTGCTGTGCGACGCTCTGAGGCAGGCGGGGAACCACTCCCGCCTGTCTTCAAAGCCTTAGAAGCAATGAAGATAGTGTTACGTAGGTCAGAAATCACAATGATTGCTGGACAACCAGGCGCAGGTAAAAGCACGCTAGCCTTAGCGTTGGCTCTGCGAATGCGCGTACCTACTCTTTACTTCTCGGCTGACACAGGTGCTCACACAATGGGTATGCGCTGTTTGTCTATGCTGTCTAACAAGACACAAGAACAATCAGAAGTAGCCCTACAAAAAGAACCAGCATGGTCTAACAAAGTGTTGCAAGATACTCGCCACATCATGTGGTCGTTTGACTCTAGCCCAACACTTGAAGATATGGACACAGAGGTCAAAGCCTTTGAGGAACTATGGGGTGCTGCTCCAAGTCTCATTGTCGTAGACAATCTCATTGACATATCCGATGGTGGTGGTGAAGAGTTTTCCCAAATGCGACAGACAATGAAAGAGTTAAAGTATCTAGCACGCATGACTAATGCTGCGGTCTTAGTGTTGCATCACACCAGTGAAGCGTACGATGGTAACCCATGTCCGCCTCGCTCAGCAATTCAAGGAAAGGTAAGTCAATTGCCAGGATTAATTTGTTCAGTGGCGCAGACTGCTACGGGCGATTTAGCAGTAGCACCATTGAAGAATCGGTATGGTAAGGCTGACCCATCGGGCAGCACTGCTACCTTCTTAGTATTTAATGGCGAGAGTATGCTGTTAGCAGACCGAATATGAGTACACCACAGAAACGCAAAGGCTCCGAAGCCGAACGTCAAGTTGCAAAATACCTGATAAAACAGGGGTGGAAGCACGCTGAACGTAGAGTAGCAGGGGCTACCCTTGACAAGGGTGACATCTATGGAGTGTTGGGTTGTGTCGTTGAGGTGAAGAACCAAAAGCGTACTGACCTAGCAGGCTGGGTAGAAGAACTTAAAGTCGAGATGAAAAATGCAAAAGTAGATATGGGTGTAGTAGTACACAAGCGACCACGTGTAACAGATGTGGGAGAATGGTATGCTACACTACCGATGTCAGTATTCGTAGAGTTACTTAAGAAAGCAGGGTTTCAATGAAACCATCCATCTCTAGAGTGTTAGAGCATTACGGTGCTCGTACTAATACTAGGGGTGGATGGCAGAAACTCAAGTGTCCATTCCATGATGACCGACACGCAAGTTCAGGTTACAATGAAGACAAAGGATACTTTAAATGTTTTACTTGTGATGTAGCAGGTGACGCATACGATATCATTATGAAACAGGAAGGGGTAGGATTCGTAGATGCCAAGCGTAGAGCAGAAGAAATCACTGGAACGAGCAGTGGTTCACTATCAACAGTTTCTAAGCGAAGCGGATTCATACCTAACCGCCAGGGGAATACCTCGAACGATGGCGGAAAGTTTTCGTTTAGGGGTAGTGAAGGAGCCGTTAACAGGTCATGAACACTTACATGGAAGGTTGGTTATTCCTTACCTTACTATTACTGGAGTTGTCGATATTCGCTTTCGTTCTATGGATAGCACGGACCCCAAGTACCTCGGTCTTCCAGGGGCCAAGACTCATTTATTTAATGTATCATCGGTTCTTATTAGCGATAGCAAGATTGCGGTTACAGAAGGTGAAGTTGACACTATTACCCTTGCGACTATGGGTATACACGCCGTTGGAGTACCAGGTGTATCCAATTGGAAACCCCACTACAGTCGCATACTACAAGATTTCGAGGAAGTATTGGTGTTTGCCGATGGTGACCAAGCAGGTCGTGACTTCTCGAAAAGACTGGCACGGGATTTGGACAGCGTTACAATCATCAACTGCCCTGAAGGAGAGGATGTAAATAGTGTCTACACCAAGTTCGGGTCGGAGTGGTTCATGGAGAAGGTCAATGAGTGATATCTTTGAACACGTAGAAGAACACGGAAAGATTCCAGTAGTCTTACTGCCACTACCTGATGGTAAGATGATTGATGTTTGGACTTTTCTTGCTGCTTTGTATGAGGTAGTGGATGGTGAAGACATGCAATCTGCATCCGATATGATTCAATGGTTGGGTACTATCATCTTTGAAGCAATGGATGCAGTACCCATGCCAGAGAAACCTAATCAAAAAACCATAGCACAAATCTTTAGGAAAGAAACTGAAAACTTTGATGAGAAGTTTGAGAAGTTTCTTAAATCATTGGAAGGAGAAACCGATGGGAAAGCCGACTAACATAATTAACTTTGAAGTTGTGGCGTCGACTTACTTCAATCAATTAAAACATGTTCTTGCTTCTAAGCAACGTGACTATGGACCAAGTAACATAGCCAACGCACCAGGCGGACCGCTCAATGGTTTACGTGTGCGTATCTATGATAAAGTGTCACGCATAAATAACCTGATAGAAACTGGTGCCACACCCGATAACGAATCATTACACGATTCTTTCTTAGACCTAGCCAACTACTCAGTCATCGCACTTATGGTGCTTGACAATGTATGGCCAGACCCAAAGAGGTGGGATGTTGATGGTATTGAATGATGGCTTTGCGAAGTACATACTCGATGGCTATGCAGGTTTGGTAAAGCAAATATCCAATGAGTACCATAGTAAATACCCAATGGTACCAAGGGAAGACATCGCTCAGGAACTATGGCTATGGTTCTGGGAGCACCCGAACAAAACAATAGATTGGATAAAGTTAGATGACAAAGATGCTGACTCGCTATTTGCTAGGTCTTTACGTAATCAGGCTACTGGTTTCTGCGCTAAAGAAAAAGCGAAAGCACTCGGCTATGAAACAATCGACAACTTCTACTACCACCGTGACTTAGTAGAGCAATTCCTACCTCTAGTAATAGAGGATAGGTTCGAACAGCCTGTTGATTATGGTGAATCAATAGGTAAGATATTTACTACATCAGAACCTAGTACTGGTGGCAACTGGATGTCCTACTTAGCAGATGTTTATGTGGGATTCAAGAAACTAACAGCAGACCAAAGGGCAATCCTTGTCATGAAGTATGGACCACAACAGTTAACTCATGACCAGATAGCAACTGAATATGGTATATCAACTGATAACGCTCGCATGAGAGTTAACAGGGCTCTACGCTCTATCATCTTTAAACTAGGTGCTAGTGCGCCATACACAGATGAAGACTACCCAGAAACATCTGTCCCTAAAGAGGAGATACATGGCTCAATCGACCAAGAAGAGGAGTGACTTCGACCTAGACTTCGCCAATGGCAAAGAAGGCGAAACTCTAGTAGGAGAGTTACTTACTGGCGGTCGCACCGTCGAAGTTAAAAGAGACTTACGATGGCGTGAGACTGGCAATCTATTTATTGAAACTGAATGTTTCTATATTGCCAAAAAAGGCTGGGCTCCATCTGGCTTATCAGTTACGAAGGCTGACTATTGGGCATTTGTAATAGGTGAAAGTACATTCATTGTACCTACTCAAATATTACAAGACTCAGTAGTTAAATATGGTAGGCGAATTGAAAACCGCACACCACCTAATCAAAGCAAAGGTTATCTTATTACACCTGCTGACTTGGTGGAGATGACAAAGGATAAAGCAAATGCACAGCAAGAATGAAACAGTAGCCGTAGGCTGGTGTGACAATGGTATGGTAGATGGCAAGTTCGCAGAGGGCTTGATGTTTACCCAACTACATAATAAGAATCTAATTGTTGACACGATTAGAGCACAAGGTAATCAGATAGGCAGACAACGACAGGTATTACTTGACGCTTGGTATGACCAAAAGAATACCGACTGGTTACTGTGGGTTGACTCAGACATTGTGCTAACCCCACAAGTATTTAAGATGCTATGGGATGTGGCTGACAAAGCCACCCATCCAGTAGTTACTGGTGTCTACTTCATCTCTAAAGAGAATGAGCAGTCAATGATGCAACCATTCCCTTGCCTGTTTATGGATACAGATGATGAACACAACATCGCATACGTACACCCACTACCTGACAACAAGATACTAAAGGTTGACTGTGCTGGTATGGGGCTAGTGCTAATGCACCGAGACATAGTAACTAAGTTACGTAAACAATTCCCTAATCAGTCTGTCTTCGCAGAGATAGAAGGACTAGGTACTAAGTTTATTAGTGAAGACATTGTGTTCTTCCGTAAACTAAAAGCAGCAGGGGTGCCAGTACACGCACACACTGGTGCAAGGGTAAAGCATATGAAACGCTTTGCACTAGATGAAAACTACTACCACAATTACTGGAGCATACACGCTATGGTAATGGAGGAGAAAAAGAAAAATGAGCGAGTATCCAAACTGGTTTGAAGTAACAGCCGAGGCTAACTTCAAGAACTATCTGTTACCGTATGCAGGTAAGTCTAACCTAAACTTCTTACAGGTAGGTGCCTTTACTGGCGATGCCAGTAGGTGGTTACTAAATAACGTACTTACAGGTGAGGGTTCCAAACTAACTGACGTAGATACGTGGCGTGGTTCATCAGAACCATCTCACAAAGATATAGATTGGTCTGCTGTAGAGGAACTTTATGATGACAGGATTAAAAAGTATGGGGACAAAGTTATTAAGGTCAAGTCTGACAGCGTTGAGTTCCTTCGTACGCAACCATTTTTTATATATGATTTTATATATATTGATGGTGACCACACCGCTCTTGGTGCTTTTGCTGACGCCGTAGGTTCTTGGCCTTTACTAAAGCCAATGGGCATTATGGCCTTCGATGATTACACTTGGACAAGTGGCATCTCACCTGAGCACGAACCTAAGAAGGGCATTGATATGTTCTTAAAGGTAGCCGAAGGCTCATACA